ATCGAACAACAAGGTCGTAGACGCCGAGACGAATACCAAGATGGTGTTATTCGTACTCCTTTAAAATCACCATCACCTTAATAGGAGAACAATAAATGGCAAATGTAGTACCTGACTCTTTTAAAACAGACCTGTTAAAAGGAACGTTTAATTTTGATTCCTCTGGTGGATCAACTTTTAAACTTGCTCTTTACACTGACATTTCTGGCCTAACAACAGCAACAACCGCTTTTACTGCTACTAACGAAGTAGGAACATCTGGAACAAACTATACTTCTGGTGGAAATACTTTGACTAATAATGGTGTAGCAATTTCAAGTAATATTGGTTTTGTAGATTTTGCAGATTTAACTTTTAGTTCTGTAACATTGTCTGCTGTAGGTGCACTGATTTATAAGAGTGGCGGATCTAACCCAGCTGTATTAGTTCTAGATTTTGGCGGAACAAAAACTGCAACAAATGGAGATTTCGTTGTTCAGTTTCCTACTGCTAACTCTTCTAATGGCTTTAATAGTTAACGATAGAGTTAAAGAAACAAGTACAACTACTGGAACAGGAACTATTAACCTTGCTGGAGCAGAGCAAGGTTATGAAACTTTTGTTTCAGGAATTGGAACTACAAATACAACTTTCTATGCAATAGAAAATAATTCTGCAGGAGAGTTTGAGGTAGGTATTGGTACAGTTACTGATGCTTCACCTGATACTTTATCAAGAGACACAGTCATCTCATCATCGAATAGTGATAACAAAGTAGATTTTGGAGCAGGTACCAAAAATGTATTTTGTACACTACCAGCATCGAGAGCTATGTCTCCATCTATGACAGCCACAGATTATTTAGTCACACATGCTACAACTCTTTCACAAGATCAAACAATTGCATCTGGAGTTTTAGCAGGACCAGTTACAGTAACTGGAACACAAACCATAACGGGAACGGTAGTAGTAATTTAATGAGTAAGATAGAAGTAGATCAGATAACACAACAATCAGGATCAACACTTACAGTTGGTGGTGGAGCTTGTAAAACTGCAACCGTAGATGCAACTACAGTAACTTTAGGTAGATCGGGTGGTACAGTTTCACTTGCTAGTGGAGCTACTCAATCTGGTTTTGGAAGAACAGGAACTGTAGACTGGCAAACAAGTTCAATTAAAACATCTACTTTTACAGCAGTTAGTGGTCAAGGATTTTTTGTAAACACTTCAGGTGGAGCAGTAACAGTTAATTTACCTGCAGGGTCTGCAGGTTCAATTGTTTCTATAAAAGACTATGCACAATCATTTCAAACTAATAATTGCACAGTGGCTCCAAATGGTTCTCAAATAATAGATGGTGAAAGTTCTGACATGGTATTGAGCACACAGGGACGAGCAGTTACTCTTGTTTATGCAGATGATACTAAAGGTTGGCAAATAGTTAATGACAATGAAACAACTAACGCAGAACAATTTATATCAGCTACAGGTGGTAATACAGTTGCTACTTGTGGTAATTGCAAAATTCATACGTTCACAGGCCCTGGTACTTTTACGGTTTCACAAGTTGCTTCTTGTGCAACAAATAATATAGTTTCACATTTAATCGTAGCTGGTGGTGGCGGTGGTGGAGGCGACAGAGGTGGCGGTGGTGGAGCTGGTGGTTACAGAGAAGTAAAAAATCCAGCAACTCCATTTACAGCTAGTCCTTTAGATGGATACTCATGTGCACCAAATAGAGTTACGGTTACAGCGCAAGCTTATCCAATAGTAGTTGGTGGTGGTGGCGCAGGTGGAACTCAACCTGCACCAAGTTCTCCTTCAGGAGTTAATGGTAATACTTCTTCTTTTGGAGGAATTTCAAGTGCTGGTGGCGGTGGTGGAAAAAATTCAAATACAGGTTCAGCAGGATCAGGAGGCTCTGGTGGTGGAACATCTGGTTCTGCTCCAGGAGCTAGAGGATCAGGAAACACTCCTCCAGTAAGTCCGCCTCAAGGTCAAAATGGAGGTTTAGGACAAGATGGTTCACCTTTTGCAACAGGAGCAGGTGGTGGCGGAGCAGGAGCTGCAGGTGGAGATGGTTCAGCACCTTCTGGAAACTCACCTCCAGGTGGAGCTGGTGTAACAAGTGAAATTACAGGATCACCTGTTGGAAGAGCAGGTGGCGGTGGTTCAACAGGAAAATCTCCCGCTAAAACTGGCGGTGGTGGTGGAGCATCGTCAGGATCTACAGCTTTTGGTGCTGGTGCTGGTGGAACAGCTGGTACAAATCCTGGAACTGCAAATACTGGTGGCGGTGGAGGTGCTTCTTGCACAGGAACTGCTGGTGCTGGTGGATCAGGTGTAGTAATAATAAGGTATAAATTTCAATAATTATGACAAGTACAATTAAAGTAGACAATATTCAGGATCAAGACGGTAATAATATTATCAATGAGAATTCCAATACGATAACTATTGGTGCAAGTGGAGATACGGTTACTCTTGCATCAGGTGCATCACAAACAGGTTTTGGTAGAACAGGAACTGTTGATTGGGACACGACTCCAAAAACAGCTACATTTACTGCTGTGTCTGGAGATGGATTTTTTTGTAATACAACAGGTGGTGCTTTTACTTGCAATTTACCAGCAGGGACTGCTGGATCAATAGTTTCTCTTGCAGATTACGCAGGAACATGGGATAGCAATAATTTAACTGTATCACCAAACGGATCTCAAAAAATTGGTGGTGTAAATAATGCTGTAGTTTTACAGACAGAAGGTCAATCGGTTACGTTTATATATGCAGATGACACACAAGGTTGGCTTAATGTTCAAGATTCAACTTCTAATGTTAGAGGTAATGCACATATAACAGCTACAGGTGGAACTATAACTACTTCTGGTAATTTTAAAATTCACACATTTACAGGCCCTGGCACATTTACAGTAACAAACGCAGGTGCAGGAACACCAGATGCTCCAGCTTTAGTTGATTATTTAGTAGTCGCTGGCGGTGGCGGTGGTGGCGGTGGAGAAGGAACTGGTGGCGGTGGCGCAGGAGGTTATAGAGAATCTCCTGGATCAGCTTCAGGCTGTTACACAGTTTCACCAAGAGGTGCTGCTCCTGCTGTTTCTTTACCTGTTTCAGTGCAAGGTTATCCAATCACAGTTGGTGCTGGAGGAACTCCTGGAAATCCATGTGGTACTGGTACTCCTTGTGGTGTTGGTGGGACTGGAGGAAATTCAATATTTTCAAGTATCACTTCTGCTGGAGGTGGTGGAGGTGGTGGTGGCGGTGGCTACCCTGGTTTAGCAACTAACGGAGGCTCTGGTGGTGGCGGAGGCGGAAGAAGACAAGCAAGTGGTTTAGGAGGCTCTGGAAATACTCCTCCTGTAAATCCTGTTCAAGGAACTGATGGTGGAGATTCTGGAAGTTCTAGCTCACCTACGTGTATTGATGCAGGTGGTGGTGGAGGTGGAGCTTTAGTTGCAGGATCAGACGGAGTATCTGGATCAACAGGTGGAGCTGGCGGAGGCGGTGCAACTTCAAGTATTAATGCATCTCCAACAGCAAGAGCTGGTGGTGGCGGTGGAGGAGCACAAATAGGTCCTCCTGGAGGTCCCCCTGGAAACCCAGGTGCTGGTGGAGCTGGGGGTGGTGCTGCTGGCGGAAGTGGAGCAGCTGGAACAGTTAACACTGGAGGTGGTGGCGGTGGATTTAGTCACCCTGGTGGAGCTGGTGGTTCTGGTGGATCTGGTATAGTAATAATAAGGTACAAATTTCAATAGGTAAATTATGAGTGAAGTAAAAGTAAATAAAATTAGTCCAAGAACAAATTGTGGTACAGTAACTGTTGGAGATTCTGGAGATTCAGTTTCAGTATCAGCAGGTGTTCCAGTAACAGTTAATGGAGATTTAAAATCAAACGCATTAAAAGCAACTGATGGCGGAAGTATAATTTCTCAATCAGGAACTACAATTACATTAGGTGCCTCTGGTGATACAGTGTCACTTGCGAGTGGAGCAAGTCAGACAGGGTTTGGAAGAACTGGTACAGTAGATTGGCAGACAACTAAAAAGACTGCTAACTTTACAGCAACATCAGGTGAAGGGTATTTTTGTGATACAAGTGGTGGAGCATTTACTTTAACACTCCCAGCCTCTCCAAGTGCAGGAGACATTGTAGCTTTAAAAGATTATTCAAGTACATTTTCCAGTAATAATTTAACTATTGGTAGAAATAGTTCTCCTTTAAATGGTACTGCATCAGATAAAGCATTAGAAACAAATAATTTAAGTTTAACATTAGTTTATGTAGATGGCACAGAAGGTTGGATACCAGTGGAAGAAGGAACTGGTTTTATTGGTGAAGGTTTTATACAAGCAACAGGTGGTACAATAACAACAAGTGGAAATTGTAGAATTCATACATTTACAGGTCCAGGAACTTTTTCAGTTACTGCTTTAGCTTGCACTGCAGCAAACAATCAAGTTTCATATATGGTAGTTGCTGGTGGTGGAGCTGGTGGTGGATCTGGTGATTCTGGTGGTGGTGGAGGAGCTGGAGGATTTAGAGAAGATAAATCTCCGGTCACACCTTACACAGCAAGTCCTTTAGATGGTGCAGGAGATATAACAGTCACAGCAACAGATTTTCCAATAACAGTAGGTGCTGGAGGATCAGCTCCTGGCTCACAAGCTAGAGGTGGTAGTGGTGCTAATTCAGTATTTTCAACTATTACATCTGCTGGCGGTGGCGGTGGTGGAGCAGGGCCTGCAGGGTCTGGAGCAGGACCTGGAGGTTCCGGAGGTTCTGGAGGTGGTGGAGGAAATCAAGATTGTAGTGGACAACCAGGTGGATCGGGTAATACACCTCCAGTTAGTCCATCTCAAGGAAATGGTGGTGGAAACGGTAGAGGAAATAATAATCCAAATCCAGGTATGAGATATGCAGGTGGTGGAGGTGGAGCTATTTGTGGTGGAACAAGTGCACCTGCAACTGCAAGTGGATCAGGTGGAGCAGGAGCTACAACACATATTACAGGCTCACCTGTTGCTTATGCTGGCGGTGGTGGCGGTGGTGCTCACGCTTCAGGTAGTGATACTACACCTCCTACAAATGGTGGAGCAGGTGGTGGAGGAGCTGGCGGAAATGATGGTCAAGTTGCTGCTGCAGGAACTACTAATAGAGGTGGTGGAGGTGGCGGTGCAAAATCTGCACCAGGAAGTCCACAGGCATCTGCAAATGGCGGATCAGGTATAGTGATAATAAGGTACAAATATCAATAGTTGAATGGTAATTAAAATTAATATATAAGGAGAAACATTATGGCACATTTTGCAAAACTAGGAGC